CAGAATAACCCATTTGAACAGCTTCCCAGTCAGAACGGAAATCCTTCTTACAAAGCTCAAGGTTTACTTGGAACTCTTCAGGTTGAAGGATACGCTCTGTCAAAGTCAAAGAACCAGCGTCAGTGAAGTCACAAGAAGCGTTTGCAATAAGACCGCTTGTAGCAACTTTCTTTACAACTTCTTTAAACTTCACATTAGGCTTTACAGTAATACCGCCATTAGCGATTGTATTACCGCTTAATAGAGCAGCAGAGATGTACTTTCCAGCAAACTCTCCTGCGTAAGTAGTAGTAATTGATGGAGTTGGCATAATTTAATTATTAATTTAGTTTGGACATTACTCGGTCAAGTGTCGATTGAGGGCGATTTTGACCGAATTTGAAGCCCTCGTTTTTTTGTTGTTTTTCTTCTGGATTGTGTGCAAGAGGCTCAACTGCTGGTTCAGCAGATAGCTTTTCAATTTGTGCATTCAATTCAGCTTTTTCTTGCTCGTAAGATTCCATTTCCTTACCCATTTCACCTTTCATTGACTCAATCATATCTTTGAGTTCAGCGATTTTAGAATCGAATTCGGATTTAGAAACATATTTTTCTTCTTCTAACTCTTCTTCTTCTTCAACTTCTTCTTCAGTTTTCTCAGCTTCTTTTTCAGCTTCGTCATCTTCAGCGAGTTCTTGCTCAGTAGATTCGTCAGATAGTTCTGTAGCTTCTTCAGCTACTTCGTCTTCAGACAGTGCAACTTCTTCTGTGACTTCAACTTCAGGAGCAACTTCTTCAGTAGATACTTCTACGTTCTCTACTTCTTCTTTTACCTCTTCGGAATTAATCATAGAAAGTTTCTGCATAATGTCTTTTAAAATAAGAGTTGCTTTACCTTCCATAATAAAAATTTAACTTTAAAGTATATAATAATAACTAATTGTAATTCCTCTGTTAGATTTTCCCTATACCTTGAGCTCTTAATGTTCCATCGCAGCACTTGCGTGAGTACGTTCTTCCATTCTTACAGAGACACCCACGTTTTGAATTGCGTGGAGATGTTCTGCTTGGGGTTTCATTTGTTCTTTTCATTTCTTACTGCGTTTAGGGTGTTTCTTTGGTAATAGGTCGTAATCTGTTGTGTATTTGGCGTTTTGAGGTCTGCCGTTCTTTAGTAGGTATATATAAGCGTTTACTCTCGCTTGACCCCACTGTTCAGCAGACTTTACCATTGGACTATGTGACGTTTGAAATGCGCCAACTCCACGCTGATATACAGATTTAAGTTGACCTACAGTTGTTCCGTAACCGAGTTTAGATTTATACTTCTCATTAAAGTCATTTGCTTTCTTCTGTAGTGACTTTAGCACTCTGGCTGGAACAGATACTCCCCTTCCCTTCCCAGCAGCTCCTTTTGGATTGCGTTTGCTACCTCTCTTTGGAGCAGGGTTTTTAGTATCGGAATTTGGTGCTTTCGGGCTTCTAACAATTCTTCCTTTGTCATCGTATTTTGCTAATTTATGTTCTTTGCAGGGCATATACCACGTCTGCCCATCTACATCGTGTTCGTGGTAACCATCGCAACCAATATCCTTTGCAATTCTTAATGCTTCTTCTTTTGAATCATAGGCGAGTCTTCCATCAATCTCTTTAGTGGATAACTCCATTTTAGATTCCTGAGAGTTTATCTCGTCAAGTTTACTTTCTGCCCAACGGATTCCTTCTTCGCCTCCCCAAGCATCCCATAAAAGACCACCACAACCTTTATTGTACGGCTCGTCTTTCTTCTTCTCAAATCTATTGTAAGATGCCATCTCTGATATCAAACAACGAGATAATGGCTTACCATCAACTAATAGTTTGGCGAATTGCCACGCTTGAGGTGTTCCGCATCTTGGTTTATTACTATCATAGTACGCAAGAGCCTGTTTAGCGTTCTTTCTGGCAGCAGATGGGTAATCTTTGTATGTTTTGTCATACAAACCGAGTTCAAGCTCCTCAGATAGCTCGTGACAGTCACAATTAAGCTCTAATTCGCCTAATTCACGCAGTTTAGACCTACTCCAAGCCAATCCTGCCTTTCCACCCCATAGAAGGTATGAAATTGTACCACAAGCCTTAGAATCGCTTGGGTCATAGTATTCGGCAGCTCTTGATAAGTAAGAATACATCCTCTTTATCGTGGACACACTGAGTTTTTCACCCCTACTGAGCTGCTGTGCACGAATTTTCCCCACAGAGGTGGCGCACTTATTATTTACCTTCTTATTTAGCTCAATACCACGCTTTGCATTGTTTCTAACGCCACTTCCGTAGTCTCCGTATGTAGCTAATTCGTATTTATCGCCAAGAATTACGTTAGCAACCTCTAAAAGTATCTGTTTAGCTTCGTTTTCTTCTTCAAGTTGCTCTATTTGAGACATAGCAACCTCATCAGTGAAGTAACCTTCAATAGAAAAGCCTTTTACTTTACCAGATTTAACATAATCATCCCAAACTTCGTCATTATTTACCTTCATAGATACCATCCAAGTACCTACAGGCATATCTAAACCGTATTTACGGCTCTTGTCGTGCACTTTATCCTCTACAATCCACGATTCTACCACAGACAAGCCGTTAAGCTCTGCTTGGTGCTCTAAAGTGCTTTTATTTTGATTGCCACGCATCAAAAATAGCTCTGACGCTTTGCGTACAGTGTCTTCTGAGAAGTAAATGTAGTATTCATCCTCGCCATTACGTCTGTAGATGTTCTTATTAGGAATTAGTGCTGCACCCATAAGAATCTTCTTTTCTTTATCTACTTCGGCAAGTTTTACTTCTTTCTCTTCGGATAGGGCGATAAAATGCTCTTCTATCGCTGGTTTCTCTACTATTGAAATGGCATCTATGCCAGAGAACAATCCTTCTTCGTCTATAAAAAGTTCTATAATTCTCATACTATTAAATTAACCGAATGATGCGGTGTTTGTTATGTTTCTATCAAGTTCTTGTTGTGTAGATATGTCTTTACCTACTACAAATGCTTTTACTGGTTTAGCTTGTTGCTCTGTTACAGCTTGTGCTAACTGAGATGTCTGAGATGCGCCAACAACATTAAAGTCTGGTGCTTGAATGTTTATACCACCTCCAGTTCCTCCGCCACCAGAAGTGTCTTTAGGTGCTCCTTTTTTACCTATCAAAGATGCTAATATGTTTGCAATAGATAAAGCTGCACTAATTTTAGTTCTTGTGTTAGATGCTTTAGCTTCTGCTTGAGCCACTAAAAATGATGGGTTAGGTGTTCCAAATGGCGGTAAAAATGCAGGTATCGCATTTGCTGACGCAGTTTTTGCAGCGATGGATGCTTGAGCACTAACAATAACTTTTGCTATCGCAGCACCTTTTTCTACAGCTAACGCCACATTAGCAAGTGCTTTAGAGCGATTACCTAATTTCTCAAGTAAAGAGCCTGTCTGTTCAGCGAATCCGACATACTCCATATTAACATTCTTCTTAGCCTCTATAGCCGACAACTCTCTTTCTAAGTCATTTTGTCTTAGTTCATCCTGAAGAGCGTAGAATTGGGTTTGCAATTCAGCTCTAAGAGCTACATCATCAGTCTCAAGTTCAATTCTCTTGGCGATAAAATCCATATCCTGTTGAATACGATTCTCATTCGCATTGTAATATAGCTCATTACTTTCCTCCTCAAATGTCTTTTGAGTTTCTATTCTTCCATCAAGATATTGCTTTAATATATCATCCGCACGTTCCTGCTCTTTAGCGTCATCTTCAGTGCGCTTTCTTATTAATTGAGTTCTTTTTGTGTTGAAAGAATTCTCAAGCTCAATCGTGACTTGACGACTCTCTTCGTCAGCTAACCTTATAGATTCATTATACTCATCATTAGCCTTCTTTCTTTCATCTGCGTCTTCAGTAGTTTCTAAGAATTCATCTAATCTAAGTTTTTGTTTAGCCTTAAAAGAATCAACCCTTATTTTAAGCTCTGCTTTAGCATTTTTCTCCTCCTCATTAATGATTTCTTCAGCAGTCATCATCTGAGTGTCTACAGCTTTCTGCCTATAGCTCTCTTCTAATTTATCTAAATCAAGAAGGTGTTGTTTAAAGTTTCTTTCTCTTTTACCGTAACCCTTTTTAGTATCTTCAGTTTGAATGTCAGTAAACTCCATAAGGATGTCGATAGTCTTTTCAGCATCATCGACCTCATCCTGATTAAGTTCAGTTATCTTCTTTAAGTTCTTTATTCTGCCTTCTATACCTCTTTTTTCTTTTCTTTCTTTGTCTGTTAAGTAGAAATTACTCCTATTGTTAGTCCTTTCCCTAAAATCTGCAAGAGCTTGTTCCGATTCTTGCAATCGAAGTTGGACATCTTTAACGCTCACATAACCCTCTTCTCTTGCTTTTACCTCTCTATCAACTTCAACCTGAATAATCTTAGCAGCCTCCTCTTCAATCTTAATAGCTGCTTGACGAGCCATAGCTTGTCTTTTTATTTCCTGAGTGTATTGCTTAGTTATTTTTATAGCTTCCTTATTTCCATTCATAAGGTCTTCGGTGCTCAATCCAGCATCTTTCAATAACTTTATGTATTCAGGAAACTCTTTCTTTAACATCTTTGTGGCATCTGCCATCTCTTCAGATGATTTCCAACCATTCTGAAGTGTC